AGAATATTTTGTTTAGAATTACAGGTGCCTTCTATTGCTGAGAAACTTACAGAACAACAAAAGATCAAACTTGCGAATGAATCTTTTGGTTGGGTGTTATCACAAATACTACATGGTGAACAAGGTGCATTATCTCTAAGTGCTAGTCTGTGCCATATACTCAAAGATCCTGGTGCTCAAGAATATGCAGCTAATCAGACTAGAGAAGAGGCCCGCCATGTACAAGCATTTACAAAATATATTGAAAAAAGATGGGGCAAGCCTTATAAAGTAGGCGACACACTTGGTAGAGTATTAGATAACATTGTATCTTCAGATGTTGTTTATAAAAAAATTGTAGGTATGCAACTACTCGTAGAGGGTTTGGCGATGGGTGCATTTTCTATGGCCCATGCAGATACAAATGATCCTCTATTAAAAAGATTACTACAATTAGTAATGTCTGATGAGGCCTTTCATCATAAGTTTGGTAAGATATGGGCAGATCGTACTGTTCCACAACTAAATAATAATGAACATAAAGAAGTTGAAGATTGGGCAGAGTCTTTATTTTTAGAACTCATATTTAATCTTGCAAACCCTAGAGAGAAAAAAGATATCTTTGCCTCTGTTGGTCTAGACTGGGAGTGGGTGTTAAAAGAAACACAAAAACATTTTGATCTCTATGAAACTGTTAGAGAAGAAATGAAAAGACCAAATAATATATTCAGAGTATTAGTTAAGACCTTACTCAACGCACATATTATCACAAAGAGAACTAAAAGAACATATGCAAATTTTGTAAATATGAGAGAATTAAAAGATGAAGGTGATGAATTTAAACCAGCAGAAGAGATTGCTGAACTCGGTATGAAACATTTAGCAAAAGTAAACGATAAGGCAGCGTAATGGCAGTACAAATAACAGGATTTCAAAGACAACCTAGTAAACTAGACTATGCAGCTCAAACTCAGTTTAGATTTACAATAAACTATTTACCACTAACAGAATACTTTGTACAGACTGTTAATATCCCAGGCATATCATTGGGTACTGCAACTGTTCCATCTTCAATGTATGACTATCCTATCCCTGGTGATAAGATCACTTTCGACCCTCTAAATTTATCCTTTTTGGTAGATGAAAACTTAAATAATTTTAAAGAATTGCACACTTGGATATCACGATTAGGTTTCGCAGAATCGCATGATGAGTTCGGCGACCTATTGGCGTCTGGTAATCCTGCACAGGCCAAACCTTCCACTAAAGATCGGGTTACTGCTCCTGTGCCTGAGCAAGGTATTTATTCAGACGCCACACTAACAGTATTGAATAGTAAGAATATAGTAAAAACTGAGATAAGATTTAAGAATGTTTATCCTACAAGTATCTCTGGTTTAGATTACAATGTGGGCGGAACAGATGTGGACTATATCATATGTAATGCCAGTTTTAATTATCTTGGATATACAATAAATCAAATAAGTACAACATAATACTTGACTTTCCACCGAAATGGTGATATAATTATATTATGACTCTAGAAGAATTACAAGCACAAGCAGACAAAGATTTAGTAATAGACGATACTGAGCTAGATACTGAATCTTTAAAAACACCTATCTTACACAACAAATACCTACAATACTATAACAAGTTTAACCTGTTGCTAAAAAAGTCTCAATGGGAAGAAAGAACTTTACAAAGAGAAAAGTGGGAATACTATACAGGTAAATCTGATCCTGAAGTATATAAACAAAAACCATTTGATTTAAAGGTATTGAAAAATGATGTTCATATCTATATAAACTCAGATGAAGATATACAAAAGATACAGGCCAAAATAGAGTATCAATCAGCAATCGTAAATTATCTAGAACAGATTTTAAGAATACTGAATAATAGATCATTTACAATTAAAAACGCAATCGAGTGGAGAAGATTTACTAGTGGCGCTGTATGACCTTAATAGTTGAAAAAAAGAATGATGTCTATTTAACAATAGATGCAGAACCTAATGTTCAAAGAGAACTATCTGAATTTTTTACATTTGAGGTTCCTGGTTTCAAGTTTATGCCTGCCTATCGTAATCGTGTCTGGGATGGTAAGATAAGATTATTTTCACAAAAAACTAAAGAAATGTATCTGGGTTTGTACCCATATATTAAGGCATATTGTGAAGAAAGAAATATACCAATAGTTACAGGCAAGGGTGTCGGTGTTGTTAATAAATCTGATAGAGCTGTTGTAGAAAAGTTTTGTAATAATCTAGGTCAAAAGTTTGAGGCAAGAGACTATCAAGTTGACGCTGTACATACAGCACTAAAATTTAATCGCACATTATTAGTGAGTCCTACTGCAAGTGGTAAATCATTCATCATTTATGCCCTTGTTAGATACTATGAACACTTACTCAAAGATGAAAAAAGAAATAGAATACTTATCATAGTGCCTACAACTTCTCTAGTAGAACAGATGTATGGCGACTTTAAAGACTATGGGTGGAATGTAAAAAAGTATGTTGACCGGATTTATGCGAAATATGACAAAATGACAAGTAAAAAGGTAGTGGTGAGTACTTGGCAAAGTATATATAATATGAACAACAATTTTTTTTCCGACTTTGGGGCTGTGTTTGGTGATGAGGCTCACTTATTTAAGTCAAAGTCTCTCACCAGCATAATGACGAAGCTTGCAAATTGTAAGTACAGGATAGGTCTGACTGGGACACTAGATGGTACTTTAACGCATAAGTTAGTGCTTGAAGGTCTGTTTGGGATTGCGAATAAAGTAACTTCAACGAAACAGTTGATGGAGAAAAAACAAGTTGCTAATTTAACTGTAAGATGTTTAATCTTAAAACACACAAAGGAAAATTGTAAAGAATTATATGACAAAACTTATCAAGAAGAACTTGAATACATTGTCGGATCACAAAGTAGGAATAATTTCATCAGCAATCTTTGCTTACGAAATAGGGGTAATACTTTATGTCTTTACCAGTTGGTAGAGAAACACGGCGAGATATTATATAATTTAATTAATAACAAAGATGATAAAAGAAAAGTATTCTTTATACATGGCGGTGTTGCCGCTGAAGAGAGGGAACGAATTCGTGCAATTACTGAAAAAGAAACTAATGCCATTATTATCGCTTCTTACGGTACTTTTTCCACTGGTGTTAATATTAGGAATCTACACAATCTTATATTTGCGAGCCCTTCAAAGTCTCGCATAAGAAACTTACAATCAATAGGTCGAGGTCTAAGACTCGGCGACTCTAAAACCCACGCCACACTTTACGATATTTCAGATGATCTAATCCATAGGGATAGAGAAAACTACACTCTTAAGCACTTTCAGGAAAGAATGAAGATATACAACGAAGAACAATTTGATTACGAAATACATAATGTGGATTTGAAAAGTTAATGTTTGATTTTGAACCAGGTGATCTAGTAATTAATCCTAAAAAAGAAGATTGGGGAATAGGTCAGGTTCAGTCTATAATAAATAATAAAGTAACTGTAAACTTTGAAAATGAAGGTAAAATGGTTATAAATGGTGAACTTGTAGAGTTGGAATTATACAATGCTTGAATTTGATTATAGTATAGATTATAAGAATACACTCTTTGAAGCAAATGATAAGAGATACAGAATAGGTCGTGGCGAACAAGGTGTATTACTTGTTAGACCATATACTGACTTGTTATGTCCACTATGGAAATTTAAAACACCTGACATAGCACAAGAGAGTGCTAGTAAACTACTTCAATCATATAGACTATATAAATTAAAAGGCGACTTTGTAGGTATGGATATGTGCCGTAAGTTTCTAGAGATGGGATTTACAAGGGCCCGAAGATATGCTAATCACAAAGATGGTAAGAAATATGATAAAGATGGTAATGTAAGACCACAAGAGCCTGATGCACTAACTAGTGAAAAAGCACACTCTGCTAGAATATTTAAAGAGTATAGAGATTTTGTTGTCAACGATCCATTTTATCAATCAGCAAGAAAGACATGGCGAGAAAATGAGATTTGAAGTAATAGATAACTTTCTTACAAAAGAGCAGTGGCAAGCACAACACGATTTAGTATTCAGTAAAAAATTTTTATGGTCTTATAATCCTAAGATTAATGACTATTCTACCAATAGTGATAATGAGGCGTCATTTAATAATTTTAAATCTTTATTATTTCAGCATTGGTTTCATGGAGAAGGTAAACCTAATAGTTATGCACTACCTCATATGATGGATGACAATATAATGTTTACTTCGGCTTCAGACAATCCAGATACAAAACAACCTTACTGGGATATAATGTGCCAACCTATCTTAGATAAATTTCCTATTAAAAAACTTTTAAATATTAGAACTAATCTATATACTTGGTGGCACGAAACTGATAATAACTCAGGCACACATAGAGATTATGAGTTAGGACAGCCACACTTAACTTTGATATATTATATAAATGGGTCTAATGGTGCTACTTGGTTTGAAGGTCAAGGTAAAATAGAGAAAAAAGCAAATAGAATAGTTATTGCAGATGGTAAATTAGCACATAGATGCATATATCAAACTGATATCGAAGCACAGATAGCAACCAATATAAATATTATAGTATGACAAAAGAGTCTAGTTTAAGAATAGTAAAGTTGTCGGATGGATCTGAGATAATAGGATGCATAAATTTAACTGACGAAGGTTCTCAATTTCTAAGAATAACCGAGCCACTAGAAATACTGATGAACAGTAAAGCTATTGGTATAGGCATGGTGGAAGATTTCACTTCTTTAAGACCATGGATGCAGTTTGCCAATGATTCAGTTTTCTCTATACCAAAAGAAAGAATTATGACAATATCAAATGTAGCAGATGATATGAAGGCCTATTATAAAATAATAAATGAGAAAGTAAAAGAAAGAGCAAAGATAAAGAGACAACCTTTAACTGAAAAAGATATTAAAAGGGCTGCAGATATTATTTCTGAGATGGGGGAAGAAGCAGACGAATTGATGAAAGAGGAACTATCTGAGGAAGATTACAAGACATTCTTTCCTAGCAAAAAGACCATACACTAATTGAAGCAACCCACAAGGGTATTATAACAACGAAGCCACATTATGTCAAGCACTAGTCCTAGTTTTATAGGAGAATATTTTATAAAAGAAAGTTTATGCGATAAACTAATAGACTTCTTTCACTCTACTCCAGAACAACATTCACAAACTATTCCTAACACTAATATTCAACATTGGTATACAAAAATGCCTGGGAAAGTTGGGACTTTTGACCCTAGGATAGATCCTAATGTAAAAGATTCTATGGATCTTACATTCTCTTATAAGACAATATTTTCACCTGATTTACCAGTAGAAGCATTACCTTTTAGTAATATGATACACGAATACATAGACGCTTTAGGTGACTGTATAAGAGAGTATGGAGAAGAGTATGTACATTCTTTAGAATCAATAGGTCAGATACAAGAAGGAGTTAACCTACAATATTATCCACCAGGCGGAGGTTATCCTAATCTACATTGTGAAAGAGCAAGTTCTACATATCCATTTGTTAAAAGACATCTTGTTTTTATGACATATCTAAATACGGTTACTGATAAGGGTGGCACACACTTTAAACATCAAAATTATACTGCAAATGCGATTAAAGGCAAGACTTTAATATGGCCATCAGACTGGACTCATATGCACCAAGGAGTTATTTCGCCCACACAAGAAAAATACATAATAACAGGATGGATATCACATACAGAACCCACAGATATATGGGTAGATAATAGAAAGAGTTTACAATTATTGCTTGACCTTTAGGGTTAAATTTGTTATAATGGTATTATGATTAAGAAATTTATAAACACTTTATGGGGTGCGCCAGACAAAGGTATTGCAGGTGAACCTGACCCCTCTGATATAAGTATAGAAAATGCATATAAAACTAGGTGGATTTGGTACCATACCATTATGGGCCTTGAATTATTAATTATTATTATGCTACTATTAGGCATATTAATAATACTAGGAATTAAATTATGAGAAAGAAAAAACAAACTCAACATTATGTAGATAATAAAAAGTTTCTTGCTGAGATGACCAAGTTTCGTGCCAAAGTTATAAGGGCAAAAGACTCAGGTAGAAAAAGACCTATGGTTACAAATTATATAGGTGAATGTTTTTTGAAGATTGCAAACCATTTAGCATACAGACCTAATTTTATTAACTATACATTTAGAGATGATATGATATCAGATGGTATAGAAAACTGTTTGCAGTATATGGATAATTTTAATCCTGAAAAGTCAGATAATCCATTTGCTTATTTTACTCAAATAATATATTATGCTTTCATACGAAGAATACAGAAAGAAAAGAAACAAGTTTTAGTTAAACAAAAGATTATAGAAAATGCAGATACAGAATCCTTCTTAACACAATTAGATGGTGATGATGGTCAGTATAAAAATCAAATGGTAGAATTCTTAAAGTCTCACCAAGGCAATATAATCGAAGAGCCTAAAACTAAAAAACAAAAGAAGAAAGCAAAACAGAAAAACTTAG